AAGAGAACTAAGCGTAATGTACTCGTTCCGCTAGCTCCTAAGGTTGGAGAGATATGCTATTACGGCGGAGAGCGATTAGGCTGTATAAATTTCCCACAAGTTAAACTAAACGGTATCGCGCATAAGCTGATTCAGCAAGCGGATATTATTTTTATTGAGGATAAGTAATGTCTGATTTATCTGATTACATTTACGAAGCTATTAAATCCGATAACGGTGAACGCCTAAAGGATTGTATCAACAATCTACTAAGACAAGCTGCTAAAGGTGAGGAATGGGCTACAAAGCTATTATTTGAGAAGCTGGATAATGGCCCTACTTAGAAACGCACGTCACGAACTATTTGCAGGTCTTTTTGTTAAGACTGGTAATGCACGTCAAAGCTATATAGAATCAGGCTTTAGCGAATCAACCGCAGATGCTGGTGCATCAAGATTGTTAAAACATCCTAAAGTTTCTGCTAGAATTGTTGAAATACGCGGTAATATTGTTAAAAAGGCTGAAAGAGTTGTTAAGGTAGTTGAAGAAAAGCTTGGGATTGATAAGGCTTGGGTAATTGCAGAGCTTATTGAAGTCGTACAAATGGCTAAACAGGCTAAACAAGTAAAAGACAAAGATGGGGCAACAATTGGTGAATATCAGCAAAACTTATCAGCAGCGAACAAAGCACTTGAGCTTATCGGAAAAGAACTCAAGATGTTTGTTGAACGCTCCGAGATACTTCACGGCTCAGTCCTGGATAACCTTGAACATGAACAATTAAAGGAGCTAGAAAATCAACTCCGCGCCGCCATCACATTTAATAAATCTGGACTCGAAGATACTGAACGCGTTACTCACTGATACGATTAAGAAAATATCAGAGAATAAGCTTAAAGACTATGTACCATATTTAAAGCAAGCACAGTTTCATGAAGCTGGCGCAACTCACAGAGAACGCCTGCTTATGGCTGGTAATCAGCTAGGAAAGACGCTTAGTGCTGGTGCTGAAATGGCAATGCACTTAACAGGTCGCTATCCTTACTGGTGGAAAGGTAAGGTATTCGATAAAGGCATAATGACGTGGTGTGCGGGGGTGACTGGGGAATCTACCCGTGATAATCCACAACGCATACTTTATGGTGACTTGGGACGTGCTGGAACTGGCATGATACCGAAGAGCGCGATTAAAGACGTAACCAATAAGCGCGGAATACCTAACGCTATAGATACATTAGTTATATTGCATGGAGGCGGTGGTGATATTCAAGCCACAGAGTCTATAGCTGGATTTAAGAGTTACGACCAAGGACGTGAGAAGTGGCAAGGGCCAACACTTCATGCTGTATGGTTTGATGAAGAGCCGCCGCAGGATATTTATACAGAAGGCCTTACGCGAACTAACGTAGCAATGGGGCCAACAATGATTACATTTACGCCATTGCTTGGTATGTCGGATGTAGTTAAGCGTTTTCTGATTGATAAAGTGCCTGGCACTCATGTAACAGGAATGACAATTGATGATGTGGCACATTATAGCGATGAGCAAAGAGCTGCAATTATTGCCAGTTACCCGGCGCATGAACGTGAGGCACGCGCCAAGGGAATCCCTACTATGGGTTCTGGTAGAGTTTTCCCGATTGAAGAAGAGTTTATTAAAGTTGAGCCTTTTGTAATCCCTGACCATTGGGTACAAATTGGAGGCGTTGACTTTGGATGGGATCATCCTTCTGCAGGAGTTAATATGGCATGGGATAAAGACACGGATACGCTTTATTTTACCAAAGCATTTAGAGCGCGTGAGAATACACCATTAATGTTTGCTAGTGCGGTTAAAGGATGGGGAGCTTGGTTGCCTTGGTCATGGCCTCACGATGGATTGCAACACGATAAAGGGAGCGGTGAGCAGCTTGCCAAGCAGTATAAATTGCATGGATTGAATATGTTACCTGAACGCGCTACATTTACAGATGGCTCTAACGGTGTTGAGGCTGGTATATCTGAAATGTTCGATAGAATGCAAACAGGAAAGCTAAAAGTATTCAGCAATTTAAATGATTGGTGGGAAGAGTTTAGGATGTATCATCGTAAAGACGGATTAATCGTTAAAAGTGGTGATGACCTAATGAGTGCGTCACGTTATGCTATGATGATGCGTAGATATGCTAAGACTAAATTACGTAAGTTGCCACAATTAGACAGAAGTGGTGATGGCGGGTGGATGGGATAGAATGGAACAATTCATACCTAAATGGGCTGAGAAAGCTCTTGAGAAGTCGCAGAAGTTTACGCTAGAAGAGATTAACGCAGCACGCGACCCATTACAAATGAATGTGCAGGTGATAGTTAAACGCGAAACGATAACACTAAAGGGTAAGAAGCATGGAAAAAGATAAGGTGAGCGAGGCGATAGAATTCATGAATTTAAGCGTAGAGGCTGATTCAGACAATCGCGCTCTTGCCATGATTGACCTAAAGTTTAGATATGGTGAGCAATGGCCTCAATATGCTATTGAATCTCGTGGACTTGATAGACCACAGCTTACCATCAATGAAATGGATAGCTACATACGTCAAGTAACAAACTCACAACGCCAGCAACGCCCTCGTATTAAAATTCACCCAGTCAATGATTATGCCGATGTAAAGACAGCTAAAGTATTAAGCGGATTAATGCGCCACTTTGAAGTTAACTCTGACGCTGATAATGCCTATGATACAGCCTTTGACTTTGCTGCTACTATGGGTATTGGCTATTGGAGCATATCGCATGATTATATTCGTTCAGATACACGTGAGCAGGATATTTTCATCAACACCGAAGACAATCCGTTTTCTATCTACTTTGACCCACTGAGCGTGCTACCTGATGGTTCTGATGCTGAAAGAGCATTGAAGTCGGTAATGGAGAAGCGAACTAAATTCAAACGTGAGTTCCAGGGTGCTCAAATGTCTGATTTTAATGAAACTGCTACAGGCGACTCTAACCCTGATTGGGCAACTAAAGATGAAATCAGGCTAGCTGAGTATTACTTCATCAACAAAAAGCCTACTAAGCTAATCTACTTATCTGATGGCTCTGATATGTTTGAGAGCGAACTTCCACCATTTACGATACTGGAAAAGGCTGGAATAACTGTAGTTGGTGATAGAGCAAGTCATAAACGCGAAGTAATGTGGAGGCTTCAGACTGCTAGTGAAATTTTAGACGAGAAGAAACTGGCATGGAACTGGATACCTATTGTGCCCGTCTACTGGACGCGCGTTAATATGGATAACAAGATATTGCGTCAAGGCATGGTTCGCCCAGGTATGGATAGTCAGCGCATGATCAACTTCTGGCAAACGTCTATTACAGAATCAATCGCACTCGCTCCTAAAGCTAAATGGCTGCTTGCCGAAGGTACTGACGAAGGCCATGAGAATGAGTTCAAGAATGCTAACTTATCAGCCAGTCCAGTATTGAGATACAAGCAAACCGACATTGAAGGAAATCAAGCACCAGCTCCACAACGCATTCAGCCAGAGCCTCCACCAGCAGGAAGCATTGAGGCGGCATTATTGGCTAATCAAAACTTACAGCGCGTAATGGGAATATTTGACCCTAATATGCAAGAAGGCCCAGCCAAGTCAGGTAAGGCTGTGAATGCAGAACGTAATCAATCTGAGAATAGCAACTTCCACGGCTATGATAACTTAACCCGCAGCTTGAAACATACCGCACGAATCATACTATCTGGCATACCCAAGATACTAGATGTACCCACTACTCGCCGCATCATTGGTGAAGATGGCACGCCTGAGCTTGTCCAGTTAAATAGCCCACAATCCGGCACAGATGACCAAGCAATAAGCAAGATACTCAATGATGTTCGCGTTGGTGAATATGATGTAGTAATGGATACTGGCCCGGGCTACGATTCTAAACGCTTGCAAGGTGTAGACTCAATGATGCAATTGATGAATACGCCTATTGGTGAAAAAGTTGCGCAAGTTGGTGATGACTTGATTGTGCGTCACATGGACTTTCCGGGTGCTGATGTATTGGCTGATAGATTAGCCGCATCAAATCCATTATCACAGATTGACGAAAAGTCAGAGATACCTCCACAGGTTCAAATGCAGCTTAAACAAGCGCAGCAACAAATACAGCAATTAACTCAACAGCTACAAGCGGCAGGCCAAGAGATTAAATCACGTCAAAGCATCGAGCAAATGAAACAGGACGGTGCAACTAAACGTACATTGATGCAAGAGCATGGCAAAGCGCATAGCGATGAAATTTGGTCTCAAGAAGAAGCTCGCCAAGTTGATATTGAAACACATACTCAGGCGAATGAAGCAGCTTTAAATTATAAGCGTGCGCTCGATGTAGAAGAGATACGCGCTAACCTAGCTTTATTATTAGCTAAGATGAGTGAGAAAGAAGAAAAGAAAGCTGAAACTGATTCAGATAGATTAGCAATAGAATAACCGTACCTGACGGAATCAGGGCAAATCCCAAGGGAGTTAAACCATGAGTGAAACAGTAGAAGGCGTTGTAACATCAGTAACAGCAGTACCAGAACATCACGCCAAGCGCACAGACATTATCTCGGTTGATTCATCTAACTTTGATAAATTCGTTGATGATAAGATGTGCATTAAGCCTATTGATGCTGAAACAGTCGCAGCTAAAGAAGCAGAAGTAAATCAGGCTGAAGTGGAATCTGCTAAGAAAGACGAAGAAGACCCAACTCATGATGTAAGCGAACTAGGCGAAGAAA